AGGTTCGGGGCGCGCGATGTGCTGGCGGTACTGGTTGCGGGGCTGCGCGGCGGCGGATGGCAAGGCGGCGCGGCAGAGTTGCGTGCGGCCGAGGTTAACGGCGGTGCGGTTGGCGCGGCGCGGGTAGCGGCCGAGCTTCTGGCCCGCGCCTTTGCCCCGCCAGATGCATCATGATCGCGCCCCGCAGGTTCGACTGGGCGGGCCTGATGCGGGCGGGGCTTCATGGCCTGCGCCTCAGCCCAGAGGCTTTTTGGCGCCTGACGCCCATGGAGTTGCGGATCATGCTGGGCGTTGATGCTGCCCAGCCACCGCTGACGCGCGCGCGCCTGAATGAACTGGCGCGCGCCTATCCAGATCTGAATACCGAGGATGGACATGGCGCAGACGGACACGTTTGAAGACCAGATCGCAGCGCTTGAGGCGACCTTTACTGGCGCGACGGATGTGGCCGCGACCTTTGAGGGAGAGTTGTCGCGGCTGCGTGAGAGCATGGTCTATACCGGGCGCGAGGTTGATCAACTCGCCTCGGGCCTCGGGCGCGGGCTGAAGGGTGCCTTTGACGATGTGGTGTTCGACGGCGCGCGCCTGTCGGATGCGCTGCGATCTGTCATGCAGTCGGTCATCGGCTCGGTCTATTCGATGGCGATGAGGCCTGCACAAGATGCGGTGGGCGGTGTACTGGCCAAGGGGCTGAACACCGCGATGAGCGCATTCATGCCCTTTGCACAGGGTGGCGCCTTCTCGGCCGGTCGGGTCGTTCCCTTTGCGCAGGGTGGGGTTGTCTCCAGCCCGGTCAGTTTTCCGATGCGGGGCGCAACGGGCCTGATGGGTGAGGCGGGCCCCGAAGCGATCATGCCCCTTGCGCGCGGTGCCGACGGAAGGTTGGGCGTGCAGGCCGCAGGTGCCGCCCGCCCGGTCACAGTCGTCATGAACATCTCGACGCCCGATGTGCAGGGGTTCCAACGCAGCCAGTCGCAGATCGCGGCACAGGCCGGACGCGCCATCGCGCGCGGCCAGCGCAACCGGTAAGGAGCGAAAGATGGGTTTTCATGAAGTGCGCTTCCCCACGGCACTGAGCTTCGGATCTGTCGGCGGGCCCGAACGCCGGACCGAGATCGTGACCCTCGCCAACGGATTCGAGGAACGCAACTCCCCCTGGGAGCACTCGCGCCGCCGCTATGACGCAGGGCTCGGGCTGCGCTCGCTGGAGGATGTCGAGGCGCTGGTCGCATTTTTTGAGGCGCGTCGCGGCCAGTTGCACGGCTTCCGCTGGAAGGACTGGTCCGACTGGAAATCGGCGCGCGCGCAAGCCGAAGTGTCGGCATTCGACCAGGTACTGGGAACGGGCAACAACCAGAAAGTCTTGTTCCAACTGACGAAGTCCTATCGTTCCGGCGATCAGAGCTATGTCCGGCCGATCCGCAAACCGGTTGAGGGCACCGTCCAGGTTGCCATTGACCGCGACACAAAACTGCCCGGTCAGGAATATGAGGTGAACATGCGGACGGGCGAAATCACCTTCGCCAGCCCACCGCCCATGGGCGCAGTCATCCATGCCGGGTTCGAGTTCGACGTGCCGGTGCGCTTCGATACCGACCGTATCCTTGTGTCCATCGCCTCGTTCCAGGCGGGCGAGGTGCCTGACGTGCCCGTGGTGGAGGTGCGCATCTGATGCCGAAGTCCGAACTTCTGGAACATCTGGCGACCGGATCGACCACGGTCTGCCATGCCTGGGCAATCATCCGTTCCGATGGCCTGTGTCTCGGGTTCACCGACCATGACGCAGGGTTCTCGTTCGAGGATATCGAATTCAGGGCCGATACCGGAATGACCGGACGCGCCCTGCAGCAATCCACCGGGTTGTCGGTGGACAACACCGAAGCGATGGGGATGCTGTCCTCATCCGCCATTGTCGAGGAGGATATCCTTGCCGGGCGGTATGACGGCGCCGCGGTCAAGGTCTGGCTGGTGAACTGGTCCGATGTGCGCGAGCGGATGTTGCGCTTTTCGGGCACGATTGGCGAGGTGACGCGGGCGGGCGGCAGCTTTCATGCCGAACTCCGCGGTCTGGCCGAGCGGCTGAACCAGCCGCAGGGACGCCTCTATCAGCGGGCCTGTGCCGCGGTGCTGGGTGATGGGCACTGTCGCTTCAGGCTTGCCGCCGACGGCTTCTCGGCCGAGCGCGCTGTGCAATCTGTGGTTGCGGCGCGCATCATCCGCCTGTCCGGTCTGGCCGGTACGCACGAGCGCTGGTTCGAGCGCGGGCGCCTGTTGGTCCGAAGTGGCCGAGCGACGGGTCTGTCGGGCATCATAAAGGCTGACCGGACGCTGCCTGATGGGCGTCGGGAGATCGAGTTGTGGCAGGCGCTGCCGATCGCGCCGACCGGGGGCGACACCGTCCGGATCGAAGCAGGCTGCGACAAGCGCGCATCGACATGTCGCGATAAGTTCAACAATTTCATGAACTTTCGCGGCTTTCCTCATATTCCAGGCGAAGATTGGATGACCGCATACCCGACCACCGGCAGCGGCAATGATGGGGGGAGCTTGCTGAAATGATCCTTGCAGAACGTATCGTGTCCGAAGCACGATCCTGGGTGGGAACGCCCTATCAGCATCAGTGCTCGACCAAGGGTGCGGGGACGGACTGCCTTGGCCTTGTGCGCGGGGTGTGGCGCGCGATCCTCGGTCCGGAACCTGAACCGGTGCCGCCCTATACCGCAGACTGGGCCGAGCCATCAGGGCAAGAGGTCCTGATGTCGGCGGCGTTGCGGTGCCTGAAGTCCAAGTCGCTGCATGCGCCCGCGCCGGGCGATGTACTGCTGTTTCGCATGAGCGATCATGGAATTGCCAAGCATCTGGGTATTCAGGCCGCGACGGACCCGGCGCGCTTCGTTCATGCCTACACCGGGCATGGCGTCATCGAAAGCCCGCTTTCCCAGCCGTGGCAGCGGCGGATCGTGGCGCGTTTTGCATTTCCTGAAGGAGCCTGTTGAATGGCAACGCTTGTGCTGTCGGCCGCAGGGGCGGCAATCGGGGCCGGCTTTGGTGGCACCGTCCTTGGGCTCTCCGGTGCAGTGATCGGGCGGGCGGTCGGGGCGACGCTCGGCCGCGCGATCGACCAGCGGATCCTCGGCGGCGGGTCTGAAGCGGTCGAGGTGGGGCGCGTCGAGCGTTTTCGCCTTATGGGTGCGTCGGAAGGGACGGCGGTGGGCGAGGTGTTCGGTCGGATGCGCGTGGCCGGTCAGGTGATCTGGGCCACACGCTTTCTAGAATCCAGTTCGTCCAGCAGCAGTGGCGGCAAGGGTGCTCGGCGCGGACGAACGACGAGCTATTCCTATTCGGTCAGCCTCGCCATTGCGCTGTGCGGGGGCGAGATTAACGGCATTGGACGCATCTGGGCGGACGGCGCCGAAATTGCGCCGGGCGATCTGACCCTGCGCCTCTACACCGGATCCGAGGACCAGTTGCCCGACCCGAAGATCGCGGCGGTTGAGGGTGCAGATCAGGCGCCCGCCTACCGCGGGATTGCCTATGTGGTGATCGAGGATCTGGACCTTGGCCGCTACGGCAATCGCGTGCCGCAATTCTCGTTCGAAGTGATGCGTGAGGCGCAGGGGACCTTGGCTGCGAAGGTGACCAACCTGCAGAAGGCCGTGCGCGGTGTTGCGCTGATCCCGGGCACGGGTGAGTATTCCCTGGCGGTCACCAAGGTCCACTATGGCGACGCATGGTCCGAGCCGCGCACCGCCAACACCAGTTCTGCCCGTGGCGTCACCGATCTTGCGGCCTCGCTGGATCAGCTTCAGGTCGAATTGCCCGCCTGCCGGTCTGTGTCCGTGGTCGTGTCTTGGTTTGGTGACGACCTGCGCGCCGGACAGTGCCGGGTTCAGCCCAAAGTCGAGCAGACGGCGGAAGAAGGCGAAGGCATGGCCTGGCGCGCGGGCGGTATCGGACGCGCCTATGCCGGGGTGGTGCCAAAGCTTGACGGCGCGTCGGTCTATGGGGGCACGCCGGCGGACGGCGCCGTGATCGAGGGGATACGAAGCCTGCGTGATGCCGGGCGTGAGGTGATGTTCTACCCCTTCATCCTGATGGAGCAACTGGCCGGCAACGGTTTGCCTGACCCGTGGACCGGCGCTGGCGACCAGCCCGTTCTGCCCTGGCGTGGACGCATCACGCTGAATGAGGCGCCGGGACGCATGGGCAGCACCGACGGCACCGCTGCGGCGCTGGCCGAGGTTGCTGCGTTCTTCGGGGGGGCGCAGCCCGCAGATTTCCACACCGACGATGGGCAGGTCAGCTATTCCGGCCCCGACGAATGGCGCTACCGCCGGTTCATCCTGCACTATGCCCATCTTTGCGCGCTGGCGGGCGGGGTTGATGCCTTCTGCATCGGGTCAGAGCTGGTTTCGCTGACGCAGATCAGGGGGCCGTCGCACAGCTTTCCGGCGGTGGACGCCCTGCGTGAACTGGCCGCCGAGGTGCGCGCCATCCTTGGCCCGCAGACGCGGATATCTTACGCCGCCGACTGGTCGGAATATTTCGGCTATCACGCAGATGGGGACGTCTACTTCCACCTCGATCCACTGTGGGCCGATCCGAACATCGATTTCGTCGGGGTTGACAACTACATGCCGCTCGCCGATTGGCGCGAGGGTGAGGACCATGCCGACGCGGACTGGGGCTCGATCTACGACCTTGATTATCTGAAGGCAAATATCGCGGGCGGTGAGGGGTTCGACTGGTACTACGACAGCGACGAGGCCGTGGCGGCGCAGCGCCGCAAGCCCATCGCCGACGGCGCTCATGGCGAGGATTGGGTCTTTCGCGTCAAGGA